CCGACGCCACCGAGCCGACCGTCTGCGCCCCGGCGCGCACCAGCTGGCCACCGACTTGCGCCAAACGCCCCCGCGACACCGGCCCCGCACCCGGCCCCGGCGCCGTCGGTCGGTTGATCAGGTTCCCCCCGAGCGCCCCATACAGGAACTGGTGGGTGTTCGAGCTACCCCGTGTGAGCGGGGTCTGGGCCTGCGTCGACTGCCGCAGTAGGCCGGCGGCCTGGAGCTGCGCCTGGGCACTGGGTGTGGAGCCCATGGTCGGCGTACCACCGTGGCCCCCGCTGCCGGCCGTACTGCCCGAGCCGAAACCCAGGTACGCCGACGCCGAGGTGCTGACGCGCAGGATCAGGCGCCCGAAGTTGTCGAAGATGCCCTTGAGCTCGTCCACAGCGGACTGGAAGGACCGGGTCGGCGGGATGGCCGTCCCGTTCGCCACGCTCGGTCCGCCGGCGCCAGGCGAAGTCCCGCTGGGCGGCGGGGGAGTGACCACTACACCCTCCGGGCCTCAGAGCGGACATCCGCCCGCTGCGCCTGCGCGGCCATCGCCTGATGGTGCGATTTGCCGACGAGCGAGAGCATGTGCCGCCCGATCTCCGCAAACCGCCGGCGTGTGTGCTCCTCGTGCCGCACGGACGCCTTGTGCGCGGCCTCGATCATCCGGGCAGCCCGCTGGGCCTCGCGCTCCTTCTTTGCCGTCTCCTGCTCGTGCTTCTTGTTCGCGGTGTCGATCATCCGCGAAGCCCGGCCGAGGGCTCGGCGCGTCGCCTGTGCGTCCCGCTTGCGCGTGTCCGCCGCCTTCTTTGCGCCCTGTGCTGCCGACTTCGCCGAGGTCGCGGCAGCCTTGGCGGCCTGGGCACGCCGGGCAGCACCCTTCGCCTGCTTCCCGCTGGCGGCTGCTGCCCGACCAGCAGTCTCCCGAGTGTGCTGGTCCTTCTGGCGGGCGTCCGCCTTGACCGCCGCCAGGTTGGCCTCACCCTTGGCCACCGCCTTCTTGTGCGCGCGCTTGGCCTTGTCCAGGGCCGTGCCCGACTTCTCCGCCGCAGCACCGGACTTGGCCATCACCGCCGAGGTGTCCAGCACACGCCGTCCCGCCGCTCGCTCCGCCTTCCGCGCCTGGCCCGTCGCCCGCGACTTCGGGTTCTTCGCCTGCTCGTCCTGGCGCGCCGCCTTCGCCATGCGCTGGTGGTGCAACGCCAGCTGGTGCTCAGCACGGTTGAGCCGATGCGTCTCCCGATTCGCCGTATGCGCGGTCTCCGCCTCCGCCTTCTTCGCCTCCGCTTTCTTCACCCTCGGGTCGGCCACCGCCGCCGCCTTCGCATGCTGAACCGCCTGCTGACCAGCAGCACGCTGCGCTGCCACCGCCTGACGGCCCTGCTCCTGGACCTGCTCATGGTGGGCACGCAGACGGTCACGCTCGGCCGCCATCGCCTCATGATGGGCCTGCGCGAGATTGGCGGTGTGCGACGCCTGCCCGGGGGCCAGGTGACCGGTCGCACCCTGAAGGAAGTGCGACATCTTGCCACTGGGGCCGCCGGGCGGTGGCGTCCACGCCGGCCGCGACGGTGGCGTGCTCATACCCGCTGCGCCTCGGACTCCGGAGACTGCGGCGACTGGGCGCCCCCGCTGCCATTGGCAGCGGGCTTGCTGCCCCCACCGAACTGCATGCTGCTCATGACGCGGCCGAGGAAGCCGGAGCCGCCGGTCGTGCCGGCCGCCGAGGCGCCCTCGGCAGCAGCTGCACCGGCGCCAGCCTCGGCGCCACCCTCAACGGCCAGTGGAAGGAGAAACGCCACGGTCATCACCCCTCGGATTTGCTTCTTCAGAAAAGTGTAGGTAGTCGGCAAAAATACTCACCGCTGCTGATACCAGGCGGATTTCCGAACCCAGTGCCGGCGTTCACGGATCGACAGCTTCTTCACCTCGGAGAGCGGCCATGGGTAGAGGCGGACGAGTGCCTCGAAGTCCTTGAAGGCTGAGGTGTAGTCAGAGTCCGCGAAACAGGATCGCCATATTCAGTGGCAGCTCTACCTCCTGCCCGCACGCGTCATGCACGAAGGTGGTCTTGTTGAGGCGGGGACCTGGCTGAGTGGCGAGCATAAATTCCAGGATGGTCTGCCGGTCAGCCATCGACATGGCCCGCACCGTGGAGAGTGAGCCCTTCATGGTGCCCCTGTCGGGGTAGTCGACGCGCAGGACGCACCGCTTGAGGATCTCGGTGTTCTGCTGCGGGGCCGTGGCGCCCTGGAGGCTGCCGGCCGCGTTCTGGTCGCGACCGTTAGGCAGCCGCACATGGGCTACAGCGCCCTCGCGCAGCGGGACGGTGTACTCAGTGCGCTCGGGATCATCGAGGTGGACGACGGGAACGTCATCGAGGCTGAGCTTGAGGTCGACGGCCTCCCCGCAGTGGGAGCAAGGCAGCCGCTCGAACTCGATGTAGTCGCCGAAGGTGGCGCGGCGGACGGCCAGGATCAGGGCCTCGCGATCACCGATGAGCAGTTCGTCGCAGATCTGGCGGCTCATGGCCTGGTCGCCCACGGTGCGCACGCCGCGCAGGACGAGCGTGTCCAGGATGCGGTGCCAGTTGCCGCCGAGTCGGGCAAGGGCCTCTTCGTCCTCACCGGTGAGCTCTCGGACCTCGGCGGTGCGATGCCACTCGCCGTCGCGCTGGATGCCCTGCTCCAGCTGGACGTAGCTGTCGTGCGGCGGCTCGATGGTCGGTTCGCGATCGGCGCGGTCGGCGGCGAGGACCGCCTGGGTGGCGGACATCGCCTTCTCGGGGTTCTGGTGCCCGCTGATCGCCGGCCGGCCGAAGGTGTCGAAGTCGGGGAGCTGAGCCATGTTGATTCCCTATGGGTTGCGATTACTGGAATGGCGGGATCTGGCCGCCGGGGCCGTAGGTGGACGCGAGGCGGAAATCCCACCCCTCATGAGCCAGGGTCAGCTGCTGGAGTTCCACTCCGTTCGCACCCGCATCGAGGTCGCCGAATGCCAGAGATGTGGGCCATGCGTTGTAGATTCGCCAGCCGGCCTTGTAGGTAACCTGCTGGGTGGTAACGGGGTGGTCGAGCAGGTAGACGTCGATGTTGGCGCGGAATTCCTGGGATCCATCCGAGCCGCCGGCTCCCTGCTGGACCATGAAGATCTGCTGGACCCAGTTGAAGATGTCGGAGTCGCCCGGGATGAGGCCGCGCGACATCGTGATGGGGGCAAAGTCGCTCTGACCAGGCATTTTTTGGGTAGTTGTGTTCATGCCACCCTGTCGGTACACCACGACGTCGGTGGTGATCGACAGGCCGGAAATGCTCATGAAGCCCATCTGGGGCTGCCGGTCGCTGAGATCCGCATGGTGGATGAATGCCTGGAACTTGAAATTCCGAAGCGGGTCCGTTTGTACGTGCGAGAACGACGCCGTCTGGCTGGTGGTCGAATTGACCATGAGTCACCTCGCGCTTAGGCGTTGGGGAGAGTGCTGGTGGCACTGGAAACGCCACCCTGATACTGCGAGATCTGGATGACGATGTACTCGGCCGGCGCCGAAAGCGCTACGCCGACGGTGAGGTGGACTTCTCCATTGGCCACGGTTGCGGGCGTGTTGTTGGAGCTGTCACAGACCACGAAGAACGCCTGAGCGGTTGTCGTCCCGGAAAGCTGCCCGGACATCATCAGCGTGGTCAGGCGCTGGGTGACAATCCCGGAGATCTTCTGCCAGAGGGTCGGACCGTTCGGCTGGAAAGCTGCGAATCGAGTGGCGTCGATCAGGACGTTTTCGACGTACGTCAACATCCGCCGGATGGGAATGTACCGGTCGGGCATTCCGGCCTTGAGCGTGCGCACGCCCATGATGCAGTAGCCCGCGTTGGGAATGGGGCGAATGACGTTGAGGCCGGCGACGTTGAGAGTGTCGAGCTGGTCGGTGCTGAAAATGTGCTCGACGCCCACCGCTCCGACGATCGCGTAGTTCGTTCCGGCAGGGGCCTGGTTGGGGCCGATGTTGGAATCCGCCTGCGCGAACTGCCCCATCACGCTCCCGGCGGGCGCGAGCATGCGCGTCGCCGAGTTGGACGTGCCGGCCGGGTCCGAGACCTGGAGCCAGGGACCGTACATCGCGGCGTAGCTGGAGGCGGGCTGGTAGGTGCCGGGCGGGGTCGCCGAGGGCAGCAGCAGCTGGTACGCCGTGACCGCCGCCGTCGAGTCGGCCGGCTGCGGCACCTGCGGCGCGTCCAGGACCAGGAAGGCGTTGCCCCTAGTTTGAACCCAGGCGATGGCCGCGCTGATCACCGACTGCGCCGGGATGCCGCCAGGCGCCGAGGTGTTGGCGCAGAGGTTGATCAGGAGGACGTCATCGTTGGCGCCGAACCCGGTGGACAGGGTGGTTGCGAGGTTGACGGGCTGGACGCCGTCGCTGCCGCCGGCCAGCTGGACGCCGGTGGCGAGGACCGGGGTCCAGCTGGCGTCGGGAGTCTGGCCGGTGCCCTGGGAGGGCGTTCCCGGCGGTAGGAGATTGGTGACGGTGACGTAGCTTGAGCCGGAGATCTTGGAGTTGACGAGCGAGACGACGTATCGCGGATCGGTGGGGATGAGGCTGACGTCCTGCCAGCTCTCGACCAGCGAGCCGGCCGCCGTCGACCCGTTCTTGATGAACATGTGGAACCTGCCCGGATTCCACGACTGGACCAGGTCGACAAACAGGTTGTTGCCGAACGCCCCCGCCCCCTTGGCGGCGATCCTCAGCGCAGGCACGCTCGTGTACGGGGGCAGCGTCGAAAACGTGGGTGGCGTGGTGATGGAAGGACCGGCGGTTGCGCCCTTGTACGGGACGACCTGGAACGTGTAAACCGTGCCCGGGGTGAGGCCGGTGAAAGTCGCGGTGAGCGTCCCGGTGCCCTGGGCAATCCAGACGCTCTGCCCGATCGCGCCCGGCATGGTCGCCGTGCACGTCACCTGGTAGGCGTCCACGGAGTTGGTCGGGGTGAGCGCCGGCCACTGGATACTGAGCGCCGCCTGCTCGGGGTTGATCAGCGGGGCGGTGACCGTGGCCAGGACGACACCGGTGACGGCCGAGGCCGGCGCGGTGCCCGAACCAGTGGGCGCCGCAACGCCGACGGTGGCCGTCTGGGTCACCCGGGGCGGGATCGGAACGTTGAGGATCGTCGTACTGGCCTGCACGGCGTCAGAGGCCACCGCGCGCTGAACCCACGCCTGCGTCCCGCCCTGTGCGAAATACTGAAACACCTGATAGGGCAGGTAATCGAGCCCGGTCCCGAACCCGCCGTAGATGGTCATGAACTGCGACCAGGAAGTGATCTTGACCGGGTTCGAGGGCCCGGCAGCGTGCGTGCCGACGAACGCGGCAATCGCCGTGCCCGGTGCAGTCGCCGGCTGAGGCAGCGGGAGCAAGGTCTCGCTGATATAGACACCGGGCCGCTTGAACGGGTACGAGGGGGTGGGTGTGGTCACATCAGCTCCCGGAAACGGCGAGGGTGAGGGTTTGCCTGACGACCTGTGAGGGCGAGTCGGAATCCGAGAGGCCAAGAACAAAGGGGACCGCGACACTCGCGGCGGTCGGCGTGCCGAAGACCACGCCATTGGGCGCGAGGCTCAGGCCCTGCGGCAGCAGTCCCGAGGCCAGCGCCCATGTGTACGGCGGCGTCCCACCCGCCGCGTTGAGCGCGTACTGGTACGGGACCCCGACGCGCCCGGCCGGCAGACTGGCCGTCGTTGCCACCAGCTGCGCCCTGGAGGCTGTGACCGGCGGGTCGAGCGGGACGAGGTGCCCGGTCTGGAACGCGGGCGCGTCGACCAGGTCCAGCACCACCTCCTGCACACGCGTCAGCTGATCGATCCCGGAGAGGAAGATCTCGGCGGAGACCCGGATGCTCCACGTCGCCACGAAGAGCCGCTTGTCGAGCTGGTCGGTCGACTCGGTAATGTCGGGGCCGGCGAGGATGTCGAGACGGCGCACTGTTCCGTCCTGCGGGATGGCGAGGTACCCGTAGCGCAGCGGTAGATAGTCGAACTGCGAGAGCTTGCCGATGAGTTCGACCAGATGCGCCTGTTTCCGCGTGGTGACTTCCAGGTGGTAGTCAACATTCAGCGGGATGGGCGCCTCAGCCATGTACGGGGACTGCGCCGGGTCGGTCATGTCGGCCCACGGCTGGTAGCCCTCGGGTGCGTAGCCGATGGTGCCGTACCCGCGAAATTCGCGCGTCGAGTCCTTGCTGATTCCGGCGTGCGAGATGAGGATCAGCGGGAAGACGGCGTCGGCCAGCTCATATTCCGGGCTCTTGAACCGGACGGTGACAGCGCGCCCCTGCTGGCCGGCTGTCGCGTCATGGACGACTAGGCCCCCAAGCTTTTGCTTGAGGGCCGCGTCCTCGTCCGCGAGCAGAACCACGGGGCACTCCGGCGTCGATAGATGCAGATCGCAAGCCAGCGTGCCCCGGTGGACTTCTCTGCGAATAATCTATCCGGTGCGTGGGACGGAGGTGATCATACGTGAGGGGCTGGCCGCGAGCCAGCTCTTGAATGCGGCAGCGGAGTTCGGGAGATTCTCCAGGAGGTAATTGTGTCCCGCTCCGTTGTTGAATTCGAAATAGAGCGCGGCTCGGACGACTGGGTTGGCGTCCATCCATCCGGTCAGGTTGTTCATCCAGGTGACCGAGTCGCCGGAGCCGTCCGAGAGGGCCCATTCGGAAATCATGAGTGGCTTTGAGTGGCTCGTCGCGAACGACGCCCAGAAATTCATGCCATACCCTTGCCCGGTCTGCATGTAGTCCCAGGGTGCGGCGTTCGCGTAGGCGTCCATCCCGATCCAGTCGACCACGTCATCGCCCGGGTACATGTCGGTCGGCACGTACGGCGGCGTGTTGCCGTTCGCCAAAAACTGAATCCACAGATGCGGGCACCATACGAACGAAACATTCGGGGCGATGCTGGCGAAGATGGACCGGTAGTGCCGCCAGGCGGCGATATAGTCACTCGGTGCGCACCCGGCGCGCGGATTGGAGTTCCCATCGTAGGGGCCCCAGGCGTACCACCAGCCGTTCATTTCCCAATTTGGGCGGCAGAACATCGGATAGCCCCAGGCAGCTGCCTGGTTTGCGCACTGCGTAATGTAGGCGTCGTCCACGCCGGCGGCTACGGATGCCTGAGTGGACTGCGATCCTCGGATATCCCACGTCAGGCACGCCATGCCCGGCTGCTGCGACATCGACTGCAATGCCGTCTGCCAGTTCCCCATCTGGCCCGAGAACGTGTTGTAGACGCCGACGCTGGTCAGTCCGGCGGTGCTCTGCCACGTGCCCAGGCCCACGACGGGATCGAGGGCCTGGGCACCGATGTACAACTTGCCGGCCGGCGGCACGGTTGGCGGCACCCTCGGACGCGAGTAGGGCGCGGCCGGCTGCGGAGCCGGGTAGAGCAGCCCGCTCATGCGATCGTGAACTGCATGCTCGGTGCCTGGTTGTTCTCCAGGCCCGTCGGGGTTGCGGGCAAGTTCAGCGGCAGGCTGCCCGAGATGCCCGTGAACTGATAGGCGACAATAGGCGGAAACTGGTCGAAACCGGACGGCGCGCCGACGCCGGGGAGGACGCCGGTGTAGGAGCCGAGGGCCGGCACGGTGCTGGGATTGCTGGTCGTGCCCTGCCAGGCCGCCAGGAACCAGAGCCGGTCCGGGCCGGCGCTCTGGCCGCCAGCGAACGTGACCGTCTTGACCCCCGTGCTGTTCGCGGCCACAGTCCCCGCGTCCACGATCAGGTTCCCGATATACCCGGCGCCGTCACTGGCGTATATCCCAAGCCGGATTACCGAGTCTGCTGCGGTCGACGCCGTCTTGACGTTGATCGCCAGCTGCGTGATCGACACTGCCCGCTCGACGTCCACCGGGACGACCCACGCCATCTGAAAGACCTGGTTCATCGAGCCGCCGCCACCACCCGCATTCGGGTACCACCAACCGCTTTTCAGCGGCCGGCCGATGGCCTGCCAGTGCGCGGCCGTGGAACTGGTCGCGGCGAGCACCTGGTTGGCGGCCGGCGTACCGGAAATCGCCACCCCGGACAGCTTCGCGACAGACGGGCTCGGGAAGGTACCGCTGAGATCACCGCCGGCCGTGCCGGCGGGCGTGCGGGAGTTGGTCACCGACGGATCGGTGCTGGACAGGGCAACGCCGCTGCCCGCGCCGGCCGCACCCACCACGGGTATCTGACCGAAGGCGGCGGCATCGGTCGCGGCCACGCCGTTCGCAAGGTTCG